CTTGCAGTATCACGCAATTGTTCTTCATTTAACTGACTAACTTCTAAATCATTAGCGACATCTGCATTTTCATTCTGAATACGTTGTGCGTTAGATTGCTTTGCATCTGCGACTTCATTTTTTGATTGAACCATTTGGTTTTGTTCTTTTAGTTCTGCTTTATTTTTTTCAAGTTGTTCTCTCTCTTTTCTTAACCGTTCTTCTTCTATTTCTACATCACGTTCACGCCTTGCAACTGCTTTCGTAACATCAGTCGCTTGAAATGTCTCAACAGGTTGTATTGAGACACCTATAAATAATGTAAATAATATGATGCAAATGATCAAAATGCAATGATGTGTGTACGGTAAAAACCCACTAAGTTTCATGTCTCTATACAGTACAAATACATAACTAATAATGATGGTCTTACCTAAATGTTTATGAGAGCGAACGTAACTTTTCTAGAACATCGATTTGTTTTTCTTGGAAAGTATTATTTGTTTTCTTCAGATTATTTGCAATATTGTCAGTTCTTTTAATTCGTTCTTCTGCTTTTTTAACAGAATCTTCAATAACTGATTTTCCCTCTTTTGACAAATTTTCTTTGAACTTGTTTGTTTGAGCGATAGTTTCATTCTTTTTATTCTCAGAATCATCTCTAGACATTTCAGCTTGTTTTAAAGAATCATTGGTCATTCTTAATTCCTCTTCGGCTTCTTCTAATGCTTCCTCTGCGAAAGGTGTTCTTCCACTATTTAATTCGACTTCTTTCATTTCTAAATCTGATTCTTTCTCTTGTAACTCGTATTCTTTCCTACTAATTTCGGTTTGCCGATCATTAATTTTTTGGTATAGTGCTTGTTCTTTTTTATTATACTCATTTTCCAATTGCCCACGACTTATACTTCTATATCCTTCTTTATTAGTGGTTAACATATGTACGACAATGAGACAACCTATGAATACGATGCACAATAGAAGCACAATAGGATGAATATTATTTACAGTAAATGACAATTTAAACGACGATTTCATAGTATTATTACAGTACCCATATACCTTTAGTGTCTATAAAGATTCCGAGACAAACGATAAACCAAAAAATTCCTAAAAACATATTTTCTATTCCATTGTATACCGAATCTCCGAATATATTTAGGGATTTTTCCTAATCTCTAAACTAAATATAAATTCGGAGTTCCTTTTCTTGAGACTAATTTAGGTTGTCCAGTCGATTTAGATTCTGCAATGAAAGGAATTGTGTTAGTCTTTATCGAACTTTTCTGACTCTTTGTTAAACGGCGTTTCTTTGCAGACCTACTTTCATTAGAATAGTTTCTTTTTGCAGGTGTACTTTTATTAGAATAGTTTCCTTTTGTAGGTGTGCTTTCATTAGAATAGTTTCCTTTTACAGGAGTACTTTTATTAGAATAGTTTCTTTTTGCAGGTGTACCTTCATTAGAATAGTTTCCTTTTGCGTTTTTGTCAGATAAAGAAACGCTAGGTAAACTATCATCATCACCTGGTATTTGATTGTTTGTTTCAGACGAAGAACTATGAGACGACGAAGAAGTAGAACCAATTGCGATTGGGTAATGTATCAATACATCTTTATAAGTGTATTTTTTGCCCAATGACCACTTTGTATTTGTGCTGTCAATGCATCTTTGATTCAACTTCTTCTGACAATGTCTAAATAGTGGTAAATCTGAATTATCACCAATCATTTGACCTAAGTAAAAATTTATGATATTCTTGAATTCTGTTTCAGTTGGATAAGCTTTCTTATCAACAAATAATAATACTGGTTTATTTCGTTCTTCGGACACTTTTACAGTTGATTCTCTTATTATCTGTGCAGCTATCCCATTGTATGGCTTACTGGTACAGAGATTTTCCAGTACAACAACATCCATTGTCTCATAGAATGTAACAAATCCAAGCAATGGTTTTTTCAAAGATAATGCATCTTCTAGCGTTAAATTCTTGCTTATGACAGCAATGTAATGTACAGCATTCTGTTCATATAGCAGTTTCGATACTGAATTATCCACATACCCAGAACCAACAAGTTTGTTCAGTGCGGCAATAAATTTTGGCGTAATATCGTACAAATTAACGATGATAACGCGTAAATCCGACATATTTTGATTAAGTGTGTAAATAGACACAAGTCATAATCGGTAAAAGTATCACACCAACAGTAACTCGCCAAAGGTCATACCAAAGGTCATATCAAAGGTCATACCAAAGGTCGCACCAAAGGTCATACCAAAGGTCGCACCAAGGGGGTCATACCAAAGGTCATACCAAAGGTCATACCAAAGGTCGCACCAAGGGGGTCGCACCAAAGGTCATATCAAAGGTCGCACCAAAGGTCATATCAAAGGTCATACCAAAGGTCATACCAAAGGTCATACCAAAGGTCATACCAAAGGTCATACCAAAGGTCATACCAAAGGTCATACCAAAGGTCGCACCAAGGGGGTCGCACCAAAGGTCATACCAAAGGTCATACCAAGGGGTCGCACCAAGAACCAAGGGGGAGTTCCGTTGATAATATCAACCACGACATAATATCGTAAATAACACAGAAAACAGTAGGTACTCCGTATAGTGTACAGTATATTATCGTGAATAGAAAAATCTAAAGGGGCTTTTTGGTGGGAAAGGATAGGTACTAATATGTCGTGTACGGTTTAATACTGTAAATAATATTGATAAAATCAAATACTGTTATGATTGAACTTTTGCGATGACATCTCTCTCTCTCTCTTAGTTGGCGTGTTACCTATACTGCTATACTTTTTCAGAAGGCTCCCTAATGAGTAGAGTAGGGGACAAAGATACAAAGGCAAGGATAATGGGGGAAAGGATAATGGGGGAAAGGATAATATATATCTAGTATGATTGTCTATTGTTATTACGGTATTACGGTATGTAGAGTATCATAACCTATTTACACCCTAGTACATATTCTATACGAATGACAAAAGAATGACAAATAGCAAACCGATTTTTTATTCAAGCGCGACAGTTGCAAGTTCTAAATCGGTAACAAAACACAATTTTTTCTGTAGAAATTATCCCAATATTAGTTTGGCCGATTTGATTGTTGTAAACAAAAATCAGTAACAAAACGCAAATTTTCTGTAGAAATTATTCTAAAAGTAGCTTGGCCGATTTGATTGTGTAAACAGAAATCGGTAACAAAAAAGATGTCAGAAGAAGATAAAGAATCGTATACAATCTGTAAACATATCAAGGTTACCAAAGATAACCTTAAATATGTAAGGACAGCCGACAAAAATCTTAAACTGTACATTGAACTTGATACAGAAGCGAAAGACTTATTGATGGCTGCTGTGAATGATAACAGTGTAGCGAATGCACCATCTCCATCACCAGTAACCATTCCAAATGGGTTAAGAGTCGAAATTGGTACGAAACGCCAATTGAATGCAGAATCGACTAATGGTGAATCAACCGAAATTGTTTCTACAGTTGATGACAGCACTACTACAACATCAATTTGGAAGAATATCAGTGCAACATTGGAAGACACAAAAGAAGATGGTCATAGTTTACAGCATACAGCAACTCAAGAAACCATCCATACTGTAAATGAAGGTGTTTTTGACTACAAAGATACATCATTGAATAGAAATGGAAGTTTGAATAGTCGTCATCGTTGTGGCAGAGAAACATTTGATAACATGTCTGAATTGTCAATTCGATCACTATCAGTTTTTAGCACACAGGTCCATCATAAGACAGAGAAGACGTATATCGCAAAAAAATTCGACGGACAGTTTTTTACAGGATATTGTGATTCTTTTAGAAACCACGAAGGGCGACAATTGTATAAGGTAGTTTACAAGGATGGCGATTCCGAAGAGATGAGTGTCCGAAGCTTCGTTCATGCAGCTGAACTGTATGATATGAACAGATATGATTTGAGCCAATCAGAGGGTCTGAAAGATTCACAGAGCAGCTTAAGTGCAATTTTGACTGGATGAGTGAATGATGACAGGTTGATAGTTTGATAGTTTGATAGTTTGATAGTTTGATAGTTTGATAGTTTGATAGTCTATTATTTTACTTTATTCTAAAATGATAATTTGATAGTTTGATAGTTTGATAGTTTGATAATTTGATAGTTTGATAGTTTGATAGTTTGATAATACTATTTACAATATTTACTGTGTTATGCTTTCTGCTTTCTTTTTTTTGTTATTGTAAACACGGGTGTGTGTGTGTGTTTATTCATATAATATTGTGTATTACTTGATTCACGAAAAACTATACTTAGTATTTTAATTATTAAGAATCCTCACTTCGTTCGGAGAAATATCGGGGGCGAAGCCCCCGATGCATCCTTTTAGGAAGGGTTATATCTTGATAGTGTTTTGTCGTAATCGAAAGTATATTATTTTACAGTAATGGAAGAAAGATGAAGAGAATTCGAGACTGAAGGCAGAAATCGAAAGTATGAGTGAGACATTGAATGAAAGAAGGTTCATTTAGAGAGGTACACATCACCTGTAAACAGTAAATAATATTACGAGAATAATAAGGAATAGTGCAAACGGGGGTTAGTAAAAATATATGATTGTACAGGATTTCAGAGAGTGTTTTTTTGTAATCGAAAGTATATATTGTACAGTAATGGAGAATGCATTCTTTTTTGACATAGATATTGATAGTTTGGACTTAGAAATTCCTAATTTACAGGAAGAGCTTGCACTAATGAAAGCAGAGATAGAAGAAATAGGGGAAGCGAATATGTATAGAGTAGAGGCACCTAGGAAAAGGTATGAATATCCTGAAAAGCGTAAAGAATATTATCAGAGAAACAAAGAATACTGCAAACAAAAGTCGAAAGAATACAGGGAGAGAACGAATTACAAGCCAAATGTAGAGCAAAAGATTTTGTATAGAAGGAATGCATATTTACGCAGAAGAGAGAAAAGGAGGATAGCCTTAATGGAAGAAAAGAATGAAGAAAAGAATGAAGAAAAGAATGAAGATATTTAGGAAAAGAATGAAGAAAAGAATGAAGATATTTAGGAAAAGTATTTGTACAGGATTAGGTGAATATCTGCTCACTTGCGTTCACAGAAATATCGGGCGAAGCCCGATGCATCCCTTAAAGAAGTGTTATGTTTTCATGATTCGATAAACGTATATGTGTACAGTACCTGGTAACCATTGAATAAAGCGTATATGCGTACAGTACCTGGTAACCATTGAATAAAGCGTATATGTGTACAGTACCTGGTAACCATTCTCATAACATTTTCAAGTTCACATTAGAAAGGGTTATATTTAGAGTGTATTTTTCGTAATCGAAAGTATATATTTTACAGTAATGGAAGAAAGAATAAAAGAATTAGAGGAAGAGAATTTGAGACTGAAAGCTGAAAATGAAAGTATAAGTGAGACATTGAATAAAACGAAGGTTCATTTGAAGAGGTATACAGCGCCTGTAAACCGTAAAGAATATTATGAGAAAAACAAAGAAGAATATATTCGTAGAGCGAAAGAATACCGAGAGAGAACAAATTACAAGCCGACTCAAGAACAAAAGAAGGAGTATAATAGAAATGCATATTTACGTAGAAAAGAGAAAATGAATAATGGTTTGGACAAGGAAGAAAAGAAGGATGATATTTAGGAAAAGTAATTGTTCAATCAAAGGTTCTTAATTTTAAAATCGATAAATAATATATGTTTGTACAGGATTAGGTGAATATCTGCTCACTTGCGTTCACAGAAATATCGGGGGCGAAGCCCCCGATGCATCCTTTTTAGGAATAAGGTTATATTTAGAGTGCATTTTTCGTAATCGAAAGTATATTTTACAGTAATGGAAGAAAGAATAAAAGAGTTAGAGGAAGAGATAGCGATACTGAAAGCTGAAAATGAAAGTATAAGTGAGACATTGAATAAAACGAAGGTTCATTTGAAGAGGTATACAGCGCCTGTAAATAGTAAGGAGTATTATGCAAAAAATAAGGAGGAATGTAAACGTAAAGCGAGGGAATATAAAAAGAAGACAAATTACAAACATGAACCTACCAAAGAACAAAAGAAAGAGTACAATCGAAAGGCATATTTACGTAGAAAAGAAAAACTGAAAAAAGTATTGGAGGAAGAAAAGAATGAAGAAGGATGAAATTTAGGAAAAGTGAAGTGAGAATGTTTATTATAAAAAACCTGTTTGATTTTATTTTCTTGTGAAGTTATAAAGTTTTATTTGTACAGGATTAGGTGAATATCTGCTCACTTGCGTTCACAGAAATATCGGGGGCGAAGCCCCCGATGCATCCTTTTTAGGAATAAGGTTATATTTGGAGTGCATTTTTCGTAATTGAAAGTATATGTTGTACAGTAATGGAAGAGAGAATTAAAGAATTGGAAGATAAAAACAAAGAATTGCAGGAGGTTATTAAAGAATCAGATAAGGAGATTTCAAGACTAAAGGCTGAAAATGAAAGTATAAGTGAGACATTGTATGAAACAAAGTTACATTTAAAGAAATATACATCGCCTGAAAATTATAAGAATTATTACGATAAGAATAAGGAGAAATGTCTTCGTAGAGCGAAGGAATATAAGGAAAGAACAAATTACAAGCCGAGTAAAGAAAAAACGAAAGAATATAATAGAAACGCTTATTTACTTAGAAAAGTTTTGGAACACGCGTTAAATGAAGAAGAACAAGAAGGATAAAATTTAAAAATCATTAGTTTTTTAAATGGAGTTATGAAATATTTTAAGAAAATTTGTGAAAATATGATTTGTATATATTTAGGAATAATTTTTGCAGATTTTATTTTCTTGTGAAATTATAAAGTTGTATTTGTACAGGATTAGGTGAATATCTGCTCACTTGCGTTCACAGAAATATCGGACTTCGTCCGATGCATCCTCTTTAGAAATGGTTATATTTGGAATGCATTTTTCGTAATTGAAAATATATGTTGTACAGTGAATGGAAGAGAAAATTAAAGAATTGGAAGATAAAAACAAAGAATTGGAAGATAAAAACAAAGAATTGCAAGAAGTGATAACGAGACTGAACAAAAGTATTTATGTTACAGTAATGGAAGATAAAATACAAGAATTGCAGGAGGTGATCAAAGAATCGCATAAAGAGATTTCGAGTCTGAAAGCTGAAAATGAAAGTATAAGTGAGACATTGAATGAAACAAAGGTACATTTGAAGAGATATACAGCTCCTGCATCTAGTAAGAAGTATTACCAAGAGAATAAGGAGAAAATTATTAATAGAGTGAAGAAATATCAGGAAAAAACAAATTACAAGCAGAGTAAAGAACAAGCGAAGGAATATTATAAAAATACGTGTTTACGTAGAAAAGAGAAATTGGAGGAAACATTGGAAAAAGAAGAAAAGGATAATATTTAGGAAAACTTTAAAAATTATTTTTTTCTCACTTTAAAAATTATTTTTTTCTCAAGCGAATATAAAGTTGTATTTGTACAGTATATTTCTGTGTGTGAGTTCAAAGGTTGTATTGTTTACAGTATACTACTGTGTCCCTCGCAGGGGGAGTACCTGGCTCGAATCCCCTCATTTTTGTGATATTTTTAACGATATAGTACTGTTTATAGTTTGCGGGGATTTAAAGAGAATAGGTAATTGTCTCTTATACCCCTCGTTTTTGTGACATTTTGTACGGTATAGTACTGAGTATAGTTTGTGGGGATTTAAAGAGAATAGGTAATTGTCTCTTATACCCCACATTTTTGAGATGTATGAAAACTCCTCACTTCGTTCGGAGAAATATCCATTCATTCGAATGGATGCATCGAGTCATGATAGCGAAGCGAGTTGGAATGCAACATAGGTATTTACAGTACAGTACAAATATATATTTGAGACAATAGTGAAGCGAGTGTGCATACACATAGGTGTTACGATACAGTACACATATATGTTTGATGTTGTCTTCGACAACGAGCGAAGCGAGTGTGCATACACATAGGTGTTACGAT